GCCTAAGAAGATCACGATGGCCAATGCGGAGATCACCATCTGCATCACGGTGCTACCAATAAAGATGTTAACAATACTGGCAATACAAATGGCGATCAAACCAATAAACATAAACTGACCGACACTTTCAAGGCTACGTTTAGTAAAATATCCATACCCGCTCATAGTTACGAATAAGATACTAGCACCAAAGAAAGCCGATACTACAGAACCTAGCGTGAATACTGCGAAGAAGGCGCTGATACTCAGCCCCATCAACGCGGCAAACGCCATTAGGAATAACTGTAGCTGTGTCTTATTAAAGTTTTCCTGTGCAAAGGCAAACGCTAGAATAGCGACCAGTGGCAGGAAAATAGTTACATACTGCATAAAACCTGTGAAAAAGAATGATAACAGTGCAGGTGAGCTTGCGACTCCTGCAGCGGTCAACATACTGATAATCACAGCAGTGAGCATATTATTATAGACACGCAACATAGCTGAGTTAACGGCTGCTGCATCTCTATATGTACTTGTTGCAAACATGATATCTCCTTAAGTTAATCACTAATAAAGTCTACACTCATTGGGAACACTTGGGCAATGACCTGAGCACACATTTGGGCGATTTCCCTGTGTTCTTTTTGGGTTCCATTGCCCGAACGCAGTTCGATGAAGTGTACCCAACTGCGAAGAGTCCCATTCATATATAGTCTGCTTTCGATCAAACCCTCTGGTAATACAGCGCGAGCTTGTTCTTTGGCTATGCCATTAGCGATAGCCCACTCGTATTCTCGTTTGGCTGCATAGATGACTCGTTGCTGAGCTCGGTACCATTCGTTTTGTAACAGTTGATCATCCACTTCGACGCTATTCTGTCTGTTTTTGTCGTCTTGAAGTCGTGCTTCTCTTGTAACAAAGTTAAGGTCTTTAGTTGGGTCAGCATAGCGTTGACTGAACTCTTGGAAGCTAAAGCTTCTGTGTCGCAGGATTTGTCTTGCGATGTCTCTGGTTGTTGTGATTTCGACACAGGCTGAGACCATTTCGAGTGGTGACCAGTGTTTGTGTTTGACCAAGTATCTGATGAGTTTTTCTGATGTCTCGGTGTTAAACTGATTGCTGGGATTGCTGACACGGGCGCAATACGCAATGAGTTCCTGCGCATCTTCGATGCCCATGCCTGCAAACTCTGATGTTGGTTGTGAATAGGAGACCAAACGTACATTCATTACTTTTCCCTTAGTATGTCCATGATTTTTTCTTTTTCGATGATATCCCTCTCTAGTTCTTCGTATTGTCTACGAAGTTCCTTGAGCTGTTCCCACTTGGCCTCTAGCTGTGGGTTAGGATGAAGGATGGCTAGTCGGTCTTCGATATTTTTTAATGTTTCGAACAGACTGATATTGCCTTTTTTGATATCACAGTTATTGTCTAGATCGATACCCGCAGAAGTTATCTTGACATTAGCTTGGCTAGTGACACTATTGTTGATCCAGTTATAACTAGTTCCGGCCCCACCGCTACCTCCACCTGTTATAGTGTAGCCTGTGGCTGAACCGAGAGCACCATAACCACCGCTACCTACGGGTAGTGTAACAGTGGTCGTGGAAGGCACAGTAATGGAACCAGTAGTATAGCCAGTTCCATTAATAGTAATAGTGTCTGTACCGAGATAAGAACCAGTCATGGAATCATAACTGACGGTATCATCAGCCATCTTAGGCGGCCTTGGCTTCTTTGCGGGCGTTCTTTTCTTCTGTGATTTCATTGCGGCGAGCCTTAACTGCTTTGCCAACTTCTTGAAGTGCTTTACGAGCACGAGTACCTGCTGCATTATTGCCTGCTGCGAACTTAGCATCCTCTGCTAAAAATGCTTCGAATGCTTGTTTGAGTTGTTCTACTGTGTTTGACATAATAAATCCTTATAGTTATGTGTCTCTATATATCTTAGAGATTGGTGTGGTCGGTAGGATTCGAACCTACAAAGGCTGTGACTAAGTCGGCGCCCCGGTCCCGAGCATCGTTTCCCAACGAGCTGGAGGTCTACCATTATTTCCACTCACGACCACATGTACATTATATAACCTTGTTCTACAGTCTGCAACCTTTTATGGCTTAAATATGTGCAGTTTATGACACAAGACTTTCAAAATATACCATTCCAAAATATCGTTCGATTTGGACAAAGACCAATGCTGGAAAGCCCTTTGTTCTCTGTGAGTTGGATCCTGGGTAGGTTCTGCAACTACAACTGTAGTTATTGCTGGCCTTATGCTAGGTCAGACAAACTAGACTATCAAGATCTAGATGTATATAAAAGGACAGTAGATCAAATAAAAGAGCAGGCCAAACGAAACGGTTTTGATCAGTTTCATTGGAGTTTTAGCGGCGGTGAACCTACAGCCTACAAACATTTGAACGATCTTATTAAACACCTTGATGAAAAAGAAAGTTCCTATCAAAGTGTGCATATGACTACAAACCTAAGTCCAGGATCGAAATGGTGGAACACATGGTGCAATAATACAGCCATGTTACAGCGCAGAAGTATCACGGCCAGCTATCACGAAGAGTTCGCTAAAGAACAAGAGTTTGGAGACAAGTGTCTGCAACTATTAAATGAGTATGTACACGTCACTATTAATCAGGTGATGGTTCCTGAGAGATTTTACGATCTCTACGAACGTTGCCAAAGATTCTATAAAAGGGGAATCAATGTTACACTCAAACCGCAGAGCGATCCTACTGCGAGTTTTGTTGTAGAAGGTTACACTGAAGAAATGATCAATCTTATGCAAACTGGTTTCCCTCAAGAATCTTTTGGAGAAGAACTGTATCAGATAGCTTTGTATGATCAAGAAGGTCGAGAATATCTTTTCGATCAGGCAGAAAGATTTAACAGCTACGGATTTAATAACTTCAAAGGATGGACTTGTAATAGTGGATATCAAAGTGTTATAATAAGAAGTAATGAAGTTAAGAGGAGTTATAGTTGTCATGATGTTCCATTGGGAACACTCACGGACGGATTTGAGTTATTTAAAAATCCACAGATATGTGTAACCCCTAGTTGTGTTAGTTCAGCAGACAGCAAGATACCAAAATACAAATGAAAATAGATCTAGAACATCTCCACTATTGGATGCAGGCCATCCGCGAAAGCAAAGATCATATGCGGACATTAGATGCCTTTTGGCGTGGACAACTACGCAGCAAAGAGTGGCTAGTCGATACACTGGTGTATCACATCTATCCAGAACGTAACAAGGTATTGGACTTCCCGGTGTCGGTGGATGTACACGGTGGTTGGGTAGGTGTACTATCTAGTATGCTGTTTCAAAGTGCCATTCCTATCAAACATATCCGTAGCATCGACATAGATCCGGAATGCGAAGATGTGGCAAGAGTAATGAACAAAGGTGAAGAAGTAGTTGGAAAGTTCAGTGCCATTACCGCAGATATGTGTGACATAGTCAGTGAAGCTGATATAGTCATTAACACCAGCTGTGAACATATTACACAATCACAATATGATTCTTGGTTAGAAGGGCTACGTGACGATAGCATAATAGTATTACAGAGCAATAACTATAGACTTCCTGAACATATCAGGCACGCAGACAGCCTAGAACATTTTAAAGAACAATCACACATCGCCGTAGAATGGGCCGGCGAAATAGATTTGCCCTTGTATAAGCGTTTTATGATTATAGGAAAGAAACATGTATGATTATAAAGATATAAGAAACATACATCTTGAAGTAACATCAAAATGCCAAGCAAGATGCCCTATGTGTCCTAGAAGGCTTGCCGGCGGCCCGATGCAGCCCTTTGTTGAACTGGCCGAAATAGATCTCGACACATTTAAAAAATGGTTTCCTATAGATTTTATCAAGCAGTTAGGCCATCTAAACATGTGCGGCAATCTAGGTGATCCTATCATAGCTAAAGATACACTAGAGATTTTTAGATACCTTCGTGAAGTTAATCCCAATATTGGTTTACAGATGCATACTAACGGCAGCGCAAGGTCTGAGAAATGGTGGCGTGAGCTTGCAGGCTTAGAAGTATTCGTGGTATTCGGCATTGACGGTCTAGCAGATACACACTCTATATACAGAATAGATACTGACTGGGATAGGATCATAACCAATGCAAAGATCTTTATTGAGAATGGAGGTTCTGCAAGATGGGATATGATCGTTTTTTCTCATAACGAACATCAAGTAGATGCCTGTAAAGAGTTGAGTCAACAACTAGGGTTTAAAGATTTTACGGTAAAGCACACTAGTCGTTTCAAAGATGGCGAGTTTCCAGTGCTAGACGACCGAGGAAAAAAGATATACACTCTTTATCCTACATCAAAGAGTGAATCAATGATACCTAAGATAAAATCTTCTATAAAGGAAGAGCTACCCACTATAAGCTGCAAGGCTAAATCAGATAGTATGCTTTATATCAGCGCCACTGGAAACGTCACACCTTGCTGTTGGTTGGATCTAGAATGGGTTCCTCCGACTAGTTTTTCTAGGATAGACTACTTAGATAAGATAGATGTATTTCCTAATCTCAATGATCAAAGTCTGCAGGAAATATTCGACAGTGATTATTTCAACAAAATAGAACGCACCTGGAATACATGTGGACTAAAAGAGTGTGGAAAGCAATGCGGCTCATTTGATAGACAAAAGGCACAGTACGTAAATGAATAGTTCTACATTCTGTCCTTTACCATGGATACATCTAGCAACAAGACCCAACGGTGATGTGCGAGTATGCTGTACCGCCAACGCCAGTGGTGCAGGTCCTGATGACGTGAAAGATGCAGGTTTGGTTAAGAGAGATGGTAGGGTGATGAATCTGAGAGATAATACTATAGAAGAAGTATGGAACTCAGATTATATGAAATCTATTAGACTTAAGATGCTGGATGGCGGCATTCCTAGTAGTTGTACAAAATGTTTCGAAGAAGAATCTAACGGTATTATTAGCAAACGTGTATGGGAAACTATAGTTTGGAAGGATCGTATAGATATACAGTCAGTAGTCGATAAAACATCAACGGATGGAAGTCTTCCTGTTGACATTCCTTACTTTGATCTTAGGCTAGGAAATCTTTGCCAACTAAAATGTGTTATGTGTAGTCCACATGATAGCAGCAGTTGGATTAAAGATTGGAAACAACAGTATCCTAAGTACAAGACTTTTGAACTGAAACAAGATCAGGACTGGGATCGAAGCTTTGATTATACATGGTATCAGAAAGGTAGCTTCCTTGATACGATGAAATCACAAGCTCACAATATCAAGGAGCTCTATTTTGCAGGTGGCGAACCTTTACTAATCCCAGAACACTATAAAATATTAGAGTTTATGGTCGATTCGGGTAATGCTAAAAACTGTATCCTTAGATACAACAGCAACGGATTAGAGCTGCCTAGTAAGCTATTTGATCTATGGAAGCATTTTAAACAGGTAAAGTTTAATTTTAGTATTGATGCTTTAGGCGAACAAAATGATTATATACGTTATCCTAGCAAGTGGGCTGATGTAGAAAAGAATATAAGACTTTTAGATCAAACCGACGATAACATTGTTGTTAACATAGCCTGTGCAGTACAACTATTAAATGTTCTATATCTTCCAGATCTGGCTATGTGGAAAAAAGAATCTAACTTCCGTAAAATAAACCTAGCACCATTTGGCGGAGGACTCATAGGACTACATATGGTATACCTTCCAAGCTATCTTAATATAAAAGTTCTACCAATGGAAATTAAAGAGTTAGCTAAACAACGGATAGAAACATTTTTAGATCATCACCAAAGTTTAGAGTTCTTGGTCGGACCTACTGGTCGCAAACGGTGGGAAGGAATAATTAGTTACATGATGTCTGAGGATTGGTCAGATAAACTAACCTCTACAGTAGAATATTTAGAAGTCTGCGACAGTACTCGCGGTACAGATTTTAGAAAGATATTTCCGGAGTTGAGAAGTCTATAATGACACAAGAAGAACTAGAAAGAGCAGCACTTTGGTATAGTTTAGTCAATCTAGGTGCCGTGGTTAAAACTAAATGGCGCTTAGATCCCCACGGAGTTGAGCAACAGATATCAAAGTTCAAAGATAACTGGTGTCCTTATAATGCAAAAAAAGACACAGTAAACAATCGTTGGGGTTTGCCAGTAACAAGTCAAACAGGTGAAGTTATGGATAACTTCCATCTTAATAGTTTTGGTTACATGCAAAGGTACCATGATTCTTCTCTAAAGGAATCTGACTTTACCACACCGACTGATGTTTATCATTCGGTCCCTGATATTAAAAATCTAGTTGATGTTTTTAGACCAGACATTGGAAGAGTGCATCTTTTACGTGTTGACAAGGGAGGTTTCTTTCCGCCGCACAGAGACTTCCACGGTGTTAGCCCAGAGTACTTTAGATTGATTGCTGTGTTTGGTAGATGCAGTCCAGAGAACTATGTACAGATGATAGACGGTCGACCTGTGTATCTAGAACCTGGTTGGTTATATTTTGTAAACTTCCAACTTGATCATAGCGTGTTTAGCTTTAGTGATAATCTGTATTCATTGATACTTACAGTCAAACTCAATGAACGGACTCACGAGTTAATAATGAATAACACAATGTCAGAATGAAACTGCTATATCAAAATCCCTCTAAAGAAGATTGGTTTCTTGTAGCATGGACACTGTCGAATAAATGCAACTATAGATGCGATTATTGTCCTAGTTTTCTGCATGACGGTAGCACTGGTCATCCTAAATGGGAAACGGTAAAACATTTTATAGAAAACTTCAAGGTAGACAAAAAAGATATCTGCTACCGTATCAGCGGAGGAGAACCTACCTATTGGAAGCACTTCATTGATATGGCCAGACTGATCAAACAGCAAGGTCACTATTTTAGCTTTCTAAGCAATGGTAGCCAGTCAGTAGAATATTACAAAGAAATAAGCAGATACAGCGATGGGATTATGTTGAGTTTTCATGAAAAATATTCTGACCCAGATCATTTCATAAACATCGCCAATGCTGTAGAGTGTCCTGTTGTAGTTAATCTAATGCTAGTCAAGGATAAGTTTGACGAACTAATAAAGATAGCAGAACACCTATATAACAATACTTCTAGCCTGGCTGTGTGGCCAAAAGTTGTATTGGACAAAACATCAGTAGATTATGTTACTAATGATGTCAGTGATTATGATCAGAATCAAAAAAACATAATCAAACAATGGCCTTATTTTAGAAAGATCAACGACGATAAAATCCATCGAGGAGAGCTAATGCTTGATGGTAACAAAATCACAGGTAATGATATAATAATCAAGGGATTGAACAATCACCAAGGCTGGCAATGTTGGGGAGGTCTTCATATGATCAGTATCGACATGTGGGGAGACATTTATAGATCCGAATGCCGGCAAGGCGGCAAACTAGGAACCTTAGAGCAATATCAAATGCCTACAGAAGTGTTAACGTGCGGAGCTACTAGATGTAGCTGTCTTAGCGACATTTATCTTAGAAAAGAATCCAAAGACATAATATAACTTTCTTTGTCTTTGAAACTGTAGGCCATAGTCTTGACGATTCCCTCGTGTTTTATAGGCCTACCTAAAAGATAATCACTGCAATATTCTTTAGCTATTATTTCACCATCAGTATCTATCAACAATATAGGGCAGCTTGGAGTTCCGGTGGGAAGAAACATGGCCTTACCTTGATAGTTGATTCCTGATCTAAATCGATATTTTCCACCAAAGTTGATTCCTATATCAAAAGTTTTATATTTCTTAGTTTCTACATCAAATATTAAACCTAGATTACTGTCATGTTGATGTTCGTCGCCGTATGGCAATGCGATTATAGAACTATCAACCAATACACCTGTATTAAACTTTTTTGCAAAGTCTGGTATATCTAGTTCGTGTAGCTTATAGGTTTCTGTAAATGTATCAAACTCGATGATCTCTGTAATGCCAGGTTCTTCTCCGTAGGGCAGACAAAAAAGGCTGTTACCGTAAACTATGATATCTGTGTATTTCCTAGTGACATTAGGGTTCTTGATCTTAATATCATATCTAGTTATTTCATACCCATCAAATCTGACTAGATCACAATACCCAGGAGTATCACCTCTGGGCGCACTCCAATAGCTACCATTGCAATATACGGTGCCCATATGAAGCTTAGTATGATTCTTTTTATCAAAGTCTATGGTATGCACTTTATCATTCTCTATGTAGATTCCATAGCCAGTGTCTTCGTACCCTAAAGGAAAACTGAACGCGGTATTACCGTTAGTGGCCATTCCATAGAACTGCCCCTTGCCTGGTCTATCTATATTGTGATAAATCGCTTCTCCGTTTTTTATTTGGACGATGACGTTGAAGTCGTCCCATATCCCATAGGGAATGAACCACACGCTATCTCCGATGCTGGCCACAGCATTAAACTTACTAGTAGCCGAAGGCAATGTAAGATTTATGAATGATATATCATCATTATACATAAACATCGCTTTACTATAATCTTTGCATTTCTCAGTGGCAAACGGAGGGCTGACCAACACACCGTTATGATTATGTAGTAGAAGATGCTTGATAGGTTCTTCGTGATAAAAATCTTGAAAGGCCTTATATGACATTTAGATCTATTTCCTTGATTACTTTTTCTTGTATCGTGTCAAATACTAAAACTGTTTGAAACTCTTTGCTCTGCCCATAAGGGAAGGTGAATATTTTATCATCTAATATTACACTGGCATTAAATTTTTCTATAGTAGTCGTATCGGTGAAATGATCACTGATATCTACAGTATAATGGCTGTCATCTTTAGTATCAATAACTAATACTTCTGCAAGGTCTCCGTTTCTTTTCCAACTATCTCTGGGTTCACAGACACATCCGCCTCTGGGGATGTAGTAGATCTTACCCTGGCTATTTTCCCAACCGGTAAAATATTTTTTGCTTTCTTTTCCTAGTCCTAATGATATAGTTTTCCAAGTGTCGTCGTTGGAGTTTATAACTAACAGATCACTCCAGTCGTCCTCATGACCTGCAGGCGGGCAATAGATTTTTCCATTACGTGCTGTAGTATGGCTGTAATATTTTCTTGAAGTTTCTTTTAGCCCAGTTCTTTCATAATGCCAGTTAGTGTCGAATCTTAACATAATATCGAACTCTGGATTTTCACTATACGGTGGAGCATAGAGTTTATTATTAGCTTTGGCTAATGTAGTAAACTTTTTATTTGTGTAAGACTGTTGATCATAATCCTGCCACAGGAAAGATAGATCATATAACTCATATTCCAATGTGTCACAGTCTAAACGCACAGCATACGGAAAATAGTTTTCCAACCATCTTTCACCCCGAGGCACAGCATATATCTTTCCGTTGAGATATTGACTAGTGTGCCATTTCTTTTGATCGTTGGGATTACAGATTATGTTTTTGAATCGAAGATCACCGGTATCAACATCAAAGGAAACAGCAAAGTTGAAGTTGTTGTTTTCTCCATATGGCAACGCCAATACCTTTCCTTCGTGTAGATGAGAA